GACTTTAAAGCCGGCGTGATCCACGTCCGGCAGTCTGTGCACTTCTCCGGCAATAACCACTATACTGTCACCGACGAGCTCAAGACAAAGCAGTCCCGCCGCACAGTGCCGATCCTGCCGCCGCTCCGCAAGGCGCTGCAGGGGAGACACGGCCTGCTGATCGCCGGCGCGGACGGAAAGCCCGTCACCGTCCAGGCGTGGGATCGCGTCTGGGAATCCTATGTCCACTGTATGGAAACCGAGATCAACGGCTGCCCGGAGCGCTGGTACGGCAGGCGCAAGGGCGACCGCGAACGCAAGCTCCCGCCATTTAAGCGCTTTACCGTCGTGCCCTACGACCTGCGCCACTCCTTTTGCACGATGTGCCGGGACAACGGCATCGAGATCAACACCTGCATCCACTGGATGGGCCACAAGGACGCCTCCATGATCCTCAGGATCTACGACGAATACTCCCCGGAGCGCGGGCGCAAAGAGGCGAAAAAACTCGAAAAACTGCTAAATGGTATGCAAAACGGTATGCAAACCGAACAAACACCCTCCAACCACTAATAAAATAAGACAATTCCGTCCGCAGACGATATTCCTCCTAAGCGAAAGGTCGTGGGTTCGAATCCCGCCAGGCGCGGTGCCCGCAATCCCAATAAAATAAGGGGATTGCGGGATTTTTATTGCCTTGGTTGTATTTGCAGATTGTGCAGTATTTTGACGTTTTGCGCGGTTTTTGGTATGCAAAACGGTATGCAGAAAAGCAGCCCCGTTTGAAGCTGCTTTTTTACCGGGCCTGTGTTATTTGTTTTTCCTGGCCTCGTAGTAGCGTTTGCCGTATTTTTCGTAGCGCCCGGCAAAAGCGCCGTCCTTAAGCCGGTGGTCAGTAAGCTCGAGATCTTCCGGGACAAACCAGTCGCGGCCCATCTTCCGGGCTTCCGGGATCCCGCCGCGCAGGATGCGCTGGCGAAGCGTCGCGGCGTTCAGCTCGCGGCGCTCGGCGTAGTCTTTTAACGTTATCAGTGCCATGCTATCTGCCTCCAGAGAGTATTATAGCGCGGCAGACCTTAGTTGTCAAATGCCGCGCCGGCTGTCAGATTTTCTCGATCGATATGATCCTGTAGTCGCAGTCGATGCCGAGGCCGTAGATCCGCTTGCACTCATCCAGGGATGATACAACGCAAGTCTGCCGCTGCCATTTCCAGCCGGACATTTCGTCCGCGTACTCAAAGGTTATTTTCAGCATAATAGTCCTCCTCAAAGATCTCGTCGTACAGGCCATCCAGCCATTTCAGAAAGTCTGCAAGGCTCTGGCCTTCCCAGCGCGGGGCGTCAAAGTCCAGCGCCTCGTCCGTGCAGATGAATCGGTTGTCGGTCGTCCAGTAAAGGCAGGCCGCGCCCTCGAGGTAGTCCCAGACAGCCTGTGCTCTGGGCCCCATGCCGTAGATGTCGATTTCGGTCGCGGTTTCGGCGAGGCTCGGATTGCTGCCGCAGGTGGGTGTGTATCTGTCTGACATGCTGTGTCCTTTCTGCGGCGGTTTATGCCCCGCCGCCGGGCGGTTGATCTTAGTGCAGGGCGTAGGCGCGGCGGCTGTATTCGACGGTGTACTGGCTCTTGCCGTTGCGGCTGACGCGCTTGTTGATCTCGATGCCGTCGCGCAGGATCCGGCTCTTGCCGGTGCGGCGCTTAAGGTAGCGGATGGCAATTTCTACGGCCTTCGGGCTTGTGAGGTTTAATTCGCTGATGCCGTTCGTGGGCTGGCTGTTTTTCCAGTGTTCGTGCTGGCGAATTTTCATGGCCTTGTATTCCTCGAAGTCCTCGGTGAAAAAGTCGGCCTCGCTGCGGATCTGGTAGAAGGTGCGCTGCTCGAGGATTTCGAGGTTTTCGTTCCAGATGGTCTGCCAGGTGTCAAAGGGGCGCGTGGGGTTGATTTTCTCGGTGCTGCGGCCCACCTTGAGGTATACGCCCTCGACCTCAACCTCGTCGTCCCGATCCCAGCAGTGGGTGTTTTCAAGCAGGATCCGGATGATCTCGTCGCCCTTCTTGAGGTCGATCTTGCTGATCTCGCCCTGGTGGCCGGCCATGGTGCCGGGGTTGATGGTGTAGCCTTTGCCGAGGTACTCGGCGACCTTCGCGGTGTAGATGCTCTCGATTTCGTAGGATTTCATGGTGTTCCCCTCCTTTATTTTGTAATTTAATTATACTACTTTTGCGCTACAAAGTCAAGCAAAACCCCGCAGAGTTATCGGACAGTTTACAACAGAAAACAAAGAAAAAAGCCGCCCACGCGGGGCGGTATCAAATTAAACGCAGCTGGTTCTCGTCGGCCTCAAGGCGCTCTTTGGCGTCCTTATAAAAGACCGGGTCGATCTCAAAGCCCCAGTATTGATGGCCCATGTGGCTGCAGGCGATCAGGCTGGAGGCGCTGCCGACGTGGGTGTCGAGGATCTTGTCGCCGGGCTCCGCGTAGCGGCTGATCAGCCACTCGTACAGGCTGACCGGCTTTTGCGTCGGATGGATGCGCTCTTCCCGGCGCTTGGGATCCAGCTCGTTGCCGCCCCAGCGCCGGCGGTAGATGCGCATGGGCTTTTGGAAGCTCGTCCAGGCGAGCTCACCGTCGGCAAAGTCCATGCCGTCGGCGCGATCCTTGTCCCAGCTGATCCAGCAGGAGCGCGGCGGCAGGTATTTGGTAAAATAGTTCCCGCCCCAGATGATCTGGTTTTTGCTGACGCGGAAAAGCTCCTTAAAATAGCTTTCATCCGGGATCGCCGTGTCGTCGAAAGCGTGGTAGATCTTCGAGCTGCTGCCGATCTGGCAGCCGTCGCCCTTTTTGCGGCCTGTGATGCTGATGCCGTAGGGCGGGTCAACGATGGCAAGCTCGAAAAACTTGTCGGGAAAGTGTTTCATCCCCTCCATGCAGTCGAGGTTGTAAAAGCCCGGCGACAGCATATCAGCGCTGGAACATGGCCTGCAGGTTTTTGATCTCCGCGGCCTCGTCGATCTGCTTTTCGTGGACGTAGTCGTAAACGGCCATCATGGCCGCCGGCGGTTCGCCCTTGGTCTTTTTATACTCGTTGATGATGTTCACGACGTGGTTGTGCAGGATGCCCATGTGCTCCATCTCCTGCTGGCTTAAGCTGTAAAGCGCGCGGGCAAGATCCGGGTGGCTGTCCTTTAATTCCAGCGCTGCCTTGGCGTAGTTTTCAGCGCCTTCCAGCTCGTCGTCAATCATTTCGCAAAGCCGTTTAATAAGTGTCATGTTGCCTCCTTAAAAAGGGGCGGTTTCCCGCCCCTGTGGTCGTCAGGCCCCGGCTGCCGGAGTCGTGGTCACGGGCGGGAAAACGCCGCCCGCGTACGTCCAGGCGTTGGGGAAGCGCATCACGTTGGCTGTCGCGGACTGGAGCTGCAGCGCGTTGATCTGGCTCTGCATATCGGCCATGCGGTTGGCAGCCAGCGCGTCGAGCACCTTCTGGATCTGGACGGTGGTGTTGTAGTTGACGCCGTCGATCGCGCGGAGCTGAGAGCAGCAGCATTCCTGCATCTTGCCGCCAATCGCGGTGAGCGCAGTTTCCACGTTGCCAAACTCGCGGATCAGGCTGGCGTTGCCGTCCTTGATCGCGTTTATCGCGTTGGTGGCGTTGGCCGTGCTGGCCGCGATGGTCTGGGCCGTGCCGTTGGTGACCGAGGCGAGGATGTCGCGGGTCTGTGCCTGCAGGTTCTGGGTGTCGAAGCCGTTCTGCACCTGGTCGCGGGTCGCGTACTGCTGCCCGCCGCTGCCAAAGCCGCCGAAGCCGCCGTTAAAGATGCCCAGCAGGATGAGCAGTCCGAAGATGCCCATGAAGCCGTTGCCGCCGAATACGCCGCCGTCACCGCCGACGGGCATTACGGGAGTGATACCGGTAGAATCCATTATCATACCTTCTTTCGTTTTTTATTTATTTGCACCCCGCCGTACGCACGGGAAACAATTTTATTTGAGCATGCCGATGATGTCGTTCGGATCCATGCCGCGGGCCTGCGCTTCCGCGCGGAAGGCCGCCATGGGATCGCCGCCGTGCTGCTGCACGATGTCCATCACCTGTTTAAGCTGCGGGTTGGTTTGCGCCATCTGCATCAAAAGCGCCTGCGGGTTACTGGCCCCTTTGAGCATTGCCATCATGTTTTTGACCTGCTGCAGCTGGGGATTGGCCCCGGCCAGCTGCTGGAGTATCGCCGGATAACTCATACATTATTTCCTCCAGTTTCGAGATTCTGCTTTCCAGGCTGCCGTAGTCGGGCGCTGGCGCGTCCTGGTGCGGCGTGATGTCGTAAGGGCTGATCGTCTTATACCCGGCGCCGTCGGTCACGCAGAGCCACACCAGCGTGCCGCTCTCGTCCAGCAGCAGCGCGGAGCAGTTCGGCCCCATGACGTAGGCGTCCGCGCCGGGCCGGCCTTTGACGCGCACGACCTGCATCTGCGGGGCTGCCGGTTGCGGGTAGGGCGGCTGGTAGCCGGTCAGCGCGGGGTTGTACGCGTTGGTCAGGTAAGGGTTGTTCCAAGCCATGTAAGCACCTCCTTTACGCTGCTATTGTCGCACTTTTTGCGTTGTTTTTCGATGAAACGGTCGGGCGAGTTTCGTGCAGCTTTTGGGCAAGTTTCGGCCAAAAATAAAAAAAGCCCCGCCGAAGCGGGGAATAAAAAAAGCCCGGGCCTGTGCCCGGGGCTTTACAGGTGCTTGAACAGCTGCTCCTGCGATTTATAAACGATGTTCTTAAGTTGCCGCGGCGACATATCGTAATGGAGCGCCAGCGCGTCGAAGGTCTCGCCGTCGATGAACCGCGACTTTAAGATGTCGCGGTACTTCTGCACGTGGACGTATTCGTCGATCAGCTCACGGATCTGACTGTTGGTATATTCCATTGGGCACCTCCGTCTGGGCGGGGGTTCGCAGCTCAATGATCGTATCGACCAAATACTTTTCGCGCACGGCCCAGCCGTTTTCGCGCACGGTGTACGCGATCACGAAGATGGCCACCAGCACGACAGCCATAATACAGACGCAGACTGTCGTGATCATGCTGCGGCGGTTG